AAAGTTGTTTGAAAAAATCAGAAAGCGAAATGTCATGTTTCGCGCAATGATCTCGAATTAGGGCGGCTTGTGTATCATCAGTTCTAAAATAAAATTTGTTTCGGTTATAAAAAGAAATACGCCTTGACCGCAGTTCTTGAATTATTTGTTTGCCTGCGAAATCGGCTTGTTCATCTGTCATTAACTTTTGTCTTTTAGTTTTTCCATAGTTAAGCGCAAAAATTTACCATGTTCAGATAATGTAATATTTGCGGGCGTAACTTCTTTTACTTGCAATTTAAAATGACTTTTAAATTCTTTTAAAATTTGTTCTTTATGAGGTGAATTTCTTAGATCTCTAACTATTAATTCTTTTGCATCAGGATTTATTTCTTTAGGTAATAAATAATTTTCATCTGGTTTTTCGTCTGGTTTTTCAGGAGTATGTGAAACACCTTCTCTTTCTGGTAGTTTTTCAGCTTCTTCTTCTTTCTTTGCTTCTTTTACTTCAAGACCCGCCCATAATTCAAAAGCATCACCAAAGGAAAAACAAGCACAAGCACAAAGGCATCTTCTATGAGCTTTTTGTATATCCGTTGTAGAAATCTCATCATATGGAATACCTTTATTCCAGTTATTAGTTACTGAGTAAACATATGAAGGTAACTTAATGCCTGTTTCTACGTTTTGAAAATAGCCCATTATATAACCTGTATTATTAGGAGCCATCCAAACAAGCTGCCCATTTGGGTCGGGTTCTAAATTAAAAAACCAATTAGGCGCATTTTCTCTTATTCTTTGCGCTGTTTTTGCCCATGAACAGTATGGAACTTTGCCTTTGTAGTAAAGATCATCTTCTGTAATAAGACCGCCCAGATTTGGGATTTCGATTGGTTTTGTTTGGTTTTCCATAGTCTATAAATAATTTTAAAGAAGCAACCAACAATCCCACACTTCAGCGGTTAAAAACTTGGTCATGGGGAAGATTGCTTCAATGTAAGCATTGACAAGCTAATTCGTTAAAACTTCGCTGTGTACTTACATTCTTTAGTCTACCAATTTATTCAGATTTGTCAAAAGTTTTTACTTTTATTATTGCACCGCCGCAAGCATCAGAAAAGATTGCATATCTTTTCCAAGCCTTCACAGCAACAATTAAAGAATCATCCATAATTACAGAACCGCCAGAACTAACAGAAAGCGCGTCAAAAGTTGATCTGCATAGTTTGTCAATGTCTCCATTTTTTTTACTTGTGCAAAAATAAGGCGCATTTTTTTTTAAAAATTCTGAATTTTTTCCTGTTCCATAATGACTTTTAGGTCGCGGAAATACAAATGTTACAGTAACACTTACAGGTTCATCGAAAGGCTTTCCAGAATATGCTTCAAGCGCCGCGTGAATAATATCCTGACGCCACGGCTTGACCCTTTTGCTTGATTCCATCAATCCGCCGTATCTTGTCAAAGTTTTTGAACCCTGCGGCGCGGGTAGTCCTCTTACACGAAATTCAAGTTCTTTCATTTTGAATATAATCGTGAAGATTTAAAAGTTTTTTTGTAAGTGGTGTATCTATACTTTTTTTTTGTTTTTTATATCGTTGTTGAACTGTATCAAGAGCAATTAATATTGCCCATTCAATGTCAAAACATTGTTTTTCAGTAAGTTCAATTTTCATTAAAAGACCTCCTGTTTTGCTTTAAATTTTTCCCAAGCCTGACGCCATTCCCTTGTACAAAGTTCAACTTCTTGATCTTCGCCAATAACGCATTTATTCGGCTTTGCCCAAATTGTTTTACATACATCAGGCTTTATATCTCGATGTATTTTCAAAGCGTCTACATAGCTTCCAAGCTGCGCGTTTGTTGAATATGGTTTTGCATATTTATTTCCCTGCGTTTTTAGATCAATTAATATTATCTTTTTTTCTTTTTTGTCATATCCAAGAAGATCAAGTTGACCGCCGACAGATTTTTCTAAATCACAAAGCATAAACTCAACGCCCCAAGGTTCAAAGTTTTTCCAAAAATCTAAACTTAAAAGCGGTTCAATCCAATCTTTATAATCGCCCATGTCAGGCTTATCATTACCCAACATTTTTTGCTGTAAACAATAATGCGCCGTAACGCCGCGCGGTTCCCATTTATGGCGCCACCTCTCAATATTTTCTAATTGTTCAGGTGTTTTTGTATTACATACCTGAGTTGTTGAATATGCAAGAATTTCGCCTGTTGGTTCCCATATGTATTTATGGGTTTTTTCGATGCGTCCGATGGGCAGCGGTTTAATAAGTGATTTTGTTGTCATTTGTTTTTTTTGTTTTTTGCCAAAAAGAAATTAAAATTTTTAATTCTTCAATCCTTTTTTTTGCGTTTTCTGTTTGTTCTGTTTTGTAATTCATTGTTTGTCAAAGTCTCTTGGATTATTCAATTCAACTTTTTCTTCAATGATGTTTTCTCTTGCAAGATTTCGATGTTTAATTCCTTGATAACCTCGCGGAAACAATGATCTTTTATCATTACATTCATCCTCGACCCTTTGCCATCCTTGACTTTTTTTATCCAAATCCTTAAGAGTCCACATAGGAAAATTTGGATTAGCGGGATTTTTTTTCAGTAAACCTTTTTTTAAGGTTTGAATAACTGAATTTATGTTTGTGATTCGTTCCATTAATTTTTTGTTTTTAAATAATCGTCATAACACTCTTGTAAATATTGACCATAATAATCTTGAATAGCAAGAAATATATTTTTTGTTAATGAACTACTTTCTTTAAAATTAAAATTTATTAGTTCATCAATATCAAGCAAACAACCATAAATTTTGTCATCGCCATCTTTTTTAAATGTAAGTTCAAATCTTGGAAGTCCATCTGACCAAGGGAAAGGATTTGGTTCAAGACAAATACTAACTTGTTGTTTTTCGTGATAAAGCATATTAGTCATTTTTAACAACCTTTAATGAAGGCCAGTTTTGTTCGCTTGCCTTGAATACTTTTGATTGTGGGTGATTTGTAGGCTGTTCTTTGTTGTATTGGTTGTCAGGTTTATAAACATCCTTGTAGCCCCTTATTATTGCCATTTCTAGCGCCTTGATTTGTTCTTGATGCGTGAATGTCCTCAACTTATCAAAAATGCGATTTGCGACCTTTAAGCTGCAAGTTGCTTTTTTCTTATGTCTTATCGGCCACCATTCAACAATTAAATCCGCATGAACCTGTAAATCTTGCGGAATATATTCTTTTTTAATGTTAGGACAAGCAAACAAATCTTTTTTTGTTTTTTTTATTGTTTTTTTCTTCTCCTTATCCTTATATATAGAAGTAGAGAATTTATCTGCGCTTTGTTCTTTGTTTTTCTTCTCTTCTTGTTCTTTTTTTAAATTGTTTGTCTCAAGTGAACTTTGTTCGCTTGATAAATTCAGGGTAACATATGGAGTCAACCCCTTTGTTGCTCTATAAAGCATATCATTGATAAATGTAGCCATAGTCTGATGTTCTGGTTTAATTGGTTCTAAAAGTGCGATAATTTGTGGCTTGATTTGTACACGAATTGGTTTGTTTGTGGTCATAATTGGTTTAATTCATCCACACAATGGCACAAAATGGCAGAGTGTCAATATTGAATATTTAATATTTGTTTATATTCAAATTTTCAATATAAATTTGAATTTTTTCATCTTTATATAGATGGATAGGAAAATTAATTTCTGTCATTTTTAAAGTTGCATTTGTGTTCTTTTAAATCGACATCAACCCAATATGCGCCGTTAAAAACAACCCACATTTGTCTTTCTTTATCAAATTCAATTTGACCCGCTTTTGGTTTTTTCTCTTCGTTCATTCAACCTCATAATTTTCTGCGGTTTCCTTTTCAAACTTATCTCTTAAAAAGCAACTTAAAGTTTTGTTTTCTATTGTTGCCCTGATTTTAAGTTCTTTCTTTACTGCGGGTCTTACGGCAACCTGTATTACTTCAGAATAAAGGTTCTCGCGTTCTGTTCCTTTTTCTCTGTTTGCCATTTACTGAACCTCAAATAATGATTGTTTGATCGCTTCAAGTTCTGCGATTTCTTTTCTAAGTTTTTTTACTTCTGCAAGCTTTTCTTGCAAAATTTGTTTTCTACCCTGTAAACGTTGATTGTTTTCCCAGATAGCTTTTTTTGTAAAATCACCCATTGTTTTTCCTCCATTGTGGATTGTAGTTTTTGGCTTTTTGAAAAATTGCAAGAACATCTTCTCTTTGTTTTTTAGTGAATCTATCTTTGAAGTCTGTTCCAAAATAGATTGTGTTATCAAGGGCAAGATATAAAGCACTTGCTTGATCGGGTGTAAGGTTTAAATTTAAGTTTGGCATTAGTTCTCCTCCTTTTTGCCTTCGTATTCTTCTTTTAATCTTGGGTCGAGAGTATCAATCCAAGCCTGTAATTTGACGTAATCTGTAACGTCAGGAACCATCGTGCCATCTTCTTCGCGATGCCATCTTTTGTATTCAGTTGTAGTTTTTTTTGTGTCGTACATCGTTTAGTCCTCCTTAGAAATCAATTGCCATTGCTTGAGCAAGGTGCTTTAGAAAGTGGTGTAGATCACCATTTAAGCAATCAATCTGTCTGATGATACCCTCGATTTTTTTGGCTTCATCGCCTTGTGTTCTCTTGATCTTGGCAACAACCATTTCAGTTTCGATCAAGTTCATTGTTCCGTTAGGAGCAGCAACTTCATAAACCTGATTATCAAGCTGTTTTTCGTTGAAGTATGTGTTGAAGAAAGTGTTCATTTGGTTTGATTTGTTTCGCTTACATTCTTATTATAATAAAATTAAATTGATTTGTCAACAATTATATTAAAATTAAACCCCCTAAAATGGGGGCTGTTTTTTAGCGATATAAATAGCTGCCGTATGGGTCAGCATTATCAAAACATCTTTTGCGGCTTGCTTCATCTAAAAGGTCAAATCTTGCACCCTTAGCAGGCGCGTTCCATCCCGCCGCCTTGTAAACAAGTCCTGTTCCTCTATCAACGAAAGAATGAACACTTAATTGATCTGTATTCTTACCATCGCGGTCAACAACAACTTGCGTGATTTTTATGTAACGCTTGCCTTCACGTTTGTAAAAATTGTAATCGTTTGTTTTATTGTTTAAAACTTCTAGATATTCTCTAACAAAGTTATCAAGAGTTTTTCTTTCTTCGATAATCTTGTCAAAGTGTTTTTTGATTGAAAGGTTTTCCATTTGTTTGATTGGTTTGGTACATATCAATTATATTATAATTAAATTATATTGTCAACAATTATATTAGGATTAATTTTTATTATTTGCTAAACTTATAGAATCCTTATCTCTTCAATATGCCAGAACTTGTCGGGCAACGTTATCAACTAGGCCAACGCGTTAAAAAAGTTTCTTTCACTTCTTCAAATATTCCTAAACGATACACAAGCGGAAAAATTATAGAAGTATTTACAAAACAAAACAGCCTTGGTTTTAAGCATCAATATTACAGGGTTCAATGGGATGACAAAAGAACATCAGAACACGCGCAACACACATTAAAACCTTTGGAATAATTCTTGCGGAATTCTATTTAGTTGAATTGTTTTAAAATACCTAAATTTTTTACGTTCAATATCTCTCATCATTTCAGCTTTACTTACTGTTTCTTTAAATTCTGTTATCCCATTAAATGTTCCTATACGAAAGAAAAGGTCAGGCTGACCTTTTATTGGGAAGAAGTCAACCTGATACGAACCACAAGGAGAAAGCAAAGAAGGAGTTTCAATAATCATCAATAATGGCAAGGGCTGTATTTACAATTCCAATCTAATTCATCGCCTTCTTCCATCAACAAATCTTCAGGGGTCATGTAATTTGGATTCCTACAGAATTTATCACCATCCCATCCTTCAACAACATTATCAAATTTTTTAATGCCCTCTAACTTCATCAAGAAATCAATTGCTTCAAGTCTTATCTCGTACTGAATGTTGCCGTATTTCATTTCGACAAAATATCCAAACTCATCACCTTTTTTATATTCAAAGTAATAGTTTGTTTTGTTTAAATTATCACCGAATTTAATTGTGAAAGTTTTTTGAAATAACATTGGTTTGTTTGGTTTGCTTACAAATTAATTATAATATAATTGATTAGTATTGTCAACAAATTTATTTTTCTTCTTTAAAAATTTCTTCAGGGTCTTCTCCATTTAAAAATCTTATTCCCGCAGGCAACTCCCCTGTATTTAAACTTGCAGCAAAATCTTTTAAATTCCAATCGCCCCACATATCCTCAAATTTTCTTTTTTCTCCAACTTTTGCACATCTTCCTCTGTGATAAAAACGCAAAGGGCTTTTAATGTTTTTAGAAAATGCAAACGCGGGAAAATCTACAACACCATCTAAATCTTCAATAGGTTCGCCACAAGTTTCGCAAATAAAATAAAAACGTGCTTCATTATCTATATATCTGATATTCATTTTTTATTCTCCCAATCGTTATATTCTTCAAACATATACCCATCAGAATTTGCACCTTCCGTAATAGCAGCAAGCGCCGCATCCCTAATATTCCCTTCAACCATTTCCGCTAATATTTTTAAACTTCCTAAGCTTTCAAGTTTTCTTTGTATTTGTGAAATTTTTTTAGACGCGTCTTGATACCCATCCTGTAAATCCCTAGTAGCTTCCTGAAGTTCCTTATCAGCAATTATTTTTTCAGCGTGATTAACGCGATTCAAAGGAGCGCTTTTTAAATGTTCAGTCTGTCTTGCAATACGTCCACCAATCACCAATGCCAGTAATTGATTAATCGCTTTTAATTGTTCTTGATCTTTCATAAATCCTCCTTGTTTTCTTGAAATTTAACGTATTGTTCATCTGATACAATTTGCATTTTCCATTTACCAACTACTGATTTATTTCCTCCGAATCTCCATGTAGGATCTTCTTTGTCATGCTCATAATCTTTAAGAAGATATTCTTTTTCTTCTTCTATACAACCTGATTCAAGGTGTTTACGACTATTTTCTGTAAAACAAGCTGAAGGCCATACAGTTCTAGTGATAGCCCATTCGATTTCTTTTAATCTGTCGCTAAGTGAATATTCGTTATTAGCGTACAGTTCAACAGTAATTTTTCTCATTGTTTACCCTCCTTTACATTTTTAAGAATTAGGTCGATTTCTCCTCTGACACCTTTTTTCTTAGCTTTTTGTTGTTCTTCCCGCATTTTTTTGTAAAATTCAATTTCTTCAGGTGTCAGCCCTTTTGTCCAATCAATCATCGCAACACCTCACAAGCCGCTTGTACATTCCCAACACGGCAATCGTATTCACTCATTTGAGTTAAAGCATCGCTGAACCCCAGATAAAATACACCTGAAGCTGCGAGCATCATTAGAAAATTGCTCATTATTCAACCTCCCAATTTAAAGATTGCTGTAAGTCTCTAAAGTTTTCTACAAAGAACGCACCGCCTTTTTGTTCTGTAACTGGATTATGTACATTATCAGGAATCATAATGTAATATTTCCAAGCTTCATCGTGAAATTCTGGAATTATTTCATCAATGTTTGGATGTCCTTCGGCTTCTTTCCAACTCCTTGGAGTTTTGTTCGTTTTAGTCATTTGGTTTAATTGGTTTGTTTACAATTTAATTATAATATAATTATTTTAAGATGTCAACTCGCTAATACATGATATATATTATAGGCATGGCTAAAAAAGCAACCAACGTTGAAATTGATAAAAGAATACACAAAGTTTATGATCTCCTCTTACAAGGTCATAGTAAAACTCAGATCGTACGATTCTGCGCGGAAAAATTTCAAGTAAGTCTTAGACAATCTGAGGAATATATGTCACGCGCTCGCATACTACAAAGCGAAGACGCGCAACTGGAACGCCCTCAATGGCTTGTAGGGGCTATCGCTAGACTTGCAGATTATGAGCGCCGCGCATCTTTAGATAATCAATTACAGGTCGCTATAAGAGCTATAGAAATGCAAGCTAAACTTCTTCGCTTTGATATGTCAGCATGACCCTAATTACTGACGTTTGCGAAAAAGAACCTTTGCTAGGTTTCCTTAACCCGCCAGAAGAAAAAGATACAAATATAATTCTTGAACGTGTTTTATCAGATTTACACGAAGGACAGCTTAAATTTGTAAACGATACTGAAACCGAAATTCTTGGACTTTGTGCAGGCTATGGATCAGGCAAAACAAGATCACTCCTTGCTAAATGTCTATATTTATCTTTACTTAATCAAGGATTTACTGGAATAGTTTTAGAACCTACACAGCCGCTGGTAAGAGATTTATTTGTTGCTGAATTTGAAGAATTTTTATTAAATTACGAAATTCCTTACAGTTTTAAATCCTCACCTCTTCCAGATTTTATTCTTCATCTTCCTAAAGGTGACACTCGCATAATGTGTCGAAGTTTTGAATCATGGCAAAGAATAATAGGAATTAACGCGGCTTGGTGTTGTGCAGATGAAATAGATACAGTTGCAAAATCTATTTGCGATAGAGCTTTTCCAAAAATACTTGGACGTCTTCGCGCTGGTAAGGTTCGTCAATTCGCGGCGGCGTCCACTCCTGAAGGTTATAAATGGTTTTGGGAAACATTCGGTTCAGATGAAGCCAAAGATAAAACAGATAGAAAGTTAATAAGAATGAAAACTACAGACAATCCACATTTGCCATCAGATTTTATTGATAGAATGAAATTGAACTTTGACCCGAATTTGCTCAAGGCTTACCTTGAGGGTCAGTTCATATCTTTAACAACTGGCGCCGTCTTCGATCGCTTCGACAGAGAAAAACATATAACAACAGACATTCCAAATTATTCAGACGAAATTATAAGACTTGGAATCGACTTCAATATTGGAAAGATGTCTTGCGTTTGCGCGGTGATTAAAGATAACAAGCTTTTTATTTTTGACGAGATACGCGCACATGACACCGACCAACTGGCAAAAGAAATCAAATCAAGGTTTGTACACAACAGACTTTACGGATATCCTGATTCTTCAGGCGGAGCAAGATCAACAAACGCTACGAAAACCGACATCCAAATTCTCGAAAGTTACGGAATATCCAATCAATCGGGAGCGTCTAATCCATCCATTAAAGACAGCGTTAATAATGTTCAGCGCTTGTTATGCAATGGCAAAGAAGAAATTAGTGTATTTGTTCACCCGCGTTGTAAAAATGTTATTGAATCGCTTGAGCTTCAAAGTTATACAGAAGCGGGCGAACCAGAAAAAACAGGATTAGATCATTTCTCTGATTGTGTCCGTTATCTTTGTTGGCGTTGCTTCAATCCCTTACATTTGGGGGCAGGGCGCAAAACAGGCATTAGAATATATTAAAAAGTGTATTACTATTAAATTAAGTCAGGGGTAAAACGTGTATTCATCTTTTAATCACTACGACAGAGAAAGATCAAGCAAGGCCGTAGAAGTACAAGACCCCAGCAACGGTTATGTAAATATGGAGCCGAATTGGATATTGATTGAAGATTTATTATCTGGTACTTATGGCATGAGAAAAAAGCATCGAAAATATTTGATGCAAATGCCGCGCGAACAGGACGAGAGCTACGATAACAGGCTCGCCACCTCGGTTTTGGCACCTTTATATGTGAGAATCGAGAGATTACTTGCGGGTATGCTTACGCGCAAACCTGTTCGATTAAATGAGGTATCAGAACGAGTTACGGAAGATTTGTTTGATATTGACCTACAAGGAAACGATCTTACCAGTTGGACTTATGAGACAGCAAAAATAATGTTGAGATACGGCCACGTTGGCGTTCTCGTAGATGCTCCATCAAATTCTACAGGACGCCCTTATTGGATTACATATTCACCGCGCGAGATTCTTGGATGGCGAACAGAACTTATAGATGGTCAGCAAAAACTTACACAGCTTAGACTTCTTGAAACAGTAACAGAACCAGATGGAGAATATGGACAGAAAGAAGTTCAACAGGTTCGATTATTAACAGCGGGCGGTTTTGAAGTTCACAGGAAAAGCCGTCAGGGTAAATATGTAAAAGTTGATGAAGGTACAACCTCTCTTGATTACATTCCATTTGCTATTGCATATTCAAATAAAGTTGCTTTTTTAGAATCACGCCCACCGATGCAAGATATTGCAGAATTAAATTTGTTACATTATCAAAAAAGTTCAGATTTTGATAATCAATTGAGAATGTCATCTGTTCCTTTACTTTGTCTTTTTGGTTTTCCTCAAGCATCAGAAGAAATAAGTGCTGGGGCTGGAGAAGCAATTGCCCTTCCCGAAGGTTCAAGGGCTGAATTTGTAGAAATAAAAGGACAATCCTTTCAGTATCAACGCGATAGAATCAAAAATATAGAAGATCAAATAAATACCTTAGCTTTGGCTGCAATCCTTGGACAGAAGTTAGTAGCAGAAACAGCAGCAAGTCAAGAGATACAAAGAAGCCAAGGAGATTCAACACTAAAAATCGTTGCTCAACAGTTGCAAGATATGATTGATAACTGTCTTGTTTTTCATGCTAATTATTTAAATATCTCAGAAATTGGTAATGCTTTTGTCAATCGCGATTTCTTGGGTCAAAGATTAGCACCGCAAGAAATACAAGCAATGCAGGGTTTATGGTCTTCTGGCGCTATTACTCAGGAAACATTATTAAAACAGTTGGCGGAAGGGGAAATTCTTGGCGATGATTTTGACGTTGAAGAAGAAATTGAATCAACACAAAAAGGAGACATGATTGAAACAGATGAACCGATGCCCGAAGCCGAACCAGATGAACCAATAGAAGATCCAGAAGATGACGAGGATTAATGACACAAACGCCAATACGTGTTCCGTCTGATGTTTCCAAGCTTGGGGCATCTATTCCATACCCTGAATTAATACCAGAAGAATATTTTCGTAATAGTTTAGATTTAAATAGATTTTCTAATAAAATATCGCGTGAAATCGTTCAATCTTACAATCGAATAATAATCAGGGCAGTAGATAAATTAGAAGCAATAGAAAAGCTTCCAAAGGCTAATCAGCCTAGATATACCGCTGCGCGTTTACGTTCTTTGTTAGTTCAAACAAAAGAAAGTTTAAAAAAATGGGATGTTAAATCGACAAAAAATATGCAGCTTGTTTCTGAAGCTGTAGCAAAATTACAGACAGAGTTTGCAACGGATCAATTAGAAAAAGCTTTGCCCGCAGGGATTAGATCATCAATAAGAACTGTCGAGGTTACACCCGCATTTGCAAAGGCTGTTGTTAATACAAGCGCTTCACAATTAAATGTTCAGATATTAAGCGATTCATTAAACACTATTGCAGGCGGGGCGGGGGTCAAATTTTCACTAACAGCAAAAGAAGGCGAATTGATTGAATTACCAAATGGCGAATCAATAAGAAAATCTTTTCGCGGTATTACAAATAAAAGCGC